CTTCCTGGCAATGGGATGCTCGCGAGATAATTCGCCAAGACGAGGACTGGTACTTTCGTTCACTGCATGGAGCGCAGGCTAGTTGGATCAAGCCGAAGGCGTTGGCGAAACAGCGAGCATTGCTGCCACCATCTTCCTACCAGCGCCTTTGGCTCAATGAATGGATCGATGGCGCTGGCGATGCACTTGATCCGGGCGACGTGTCCGCTGCGATCCGCCATGATTTAGGTGAACTGCAACGCCCCGAAGACGGTTGGATTTACGTAGCCGGTGGAGACCTTGGCGTCACTCGCGATGCTTCGGCCGTTGTGGTGCTTGGAGTTCACGTTGGCAGTTACACCGAAGCGGAGCGGCAGGACGACACGCGGGCGATTCCGGAGCACCTGCGCATCCTCGCCGATCTGGATGAAATAGAGCTGCCAGCGCCCGAAGTCGATGAAGTCTACGTGCCGGGGACGGGACGCATTCGTCTGGCGGCGGTGCGCATTTGGAAACCGCCGGCCGGCGGGCGCGTGTCGCTTGAGGACGTGGAGCGTGAAATCGCGGTATTGGCAGAGCGGTTCAACCTGGCAAGCATCGGCCTGGATCCGCACCAGGCGGCGCAGATGATCGAAAGGCTGGGCAGGCGCGGCTTGCCGGCGCGAGCAGCACACCAGGTGCCAGGCACACTTCAAGAGCAAGCCACGGCAGTGCTGGCGGCTTTCCGCGAACGACGCATCGATCTATATCCGCACGCTGACCTGATTGCGGATTTGAAGGCGCTGCGCGTGGTGGAAAAGCAGTACGGCTTTCGACTCTCTGCGGCCTATCAAAACAGCAGCGATCAGCCGGGAACGCGCCACGCGGATAGTGCTTCCGCGTTGTCGATCGCTCTCGCCTTGGCGGGGCGCGCCGGGGGGACCCGTATAATAAGTACGGTGGACGATTTTATCGTCGCATAGCAGCTTGGCATCGATCGCGAATCGCGGCCTGGTCTGTGCAGCCTCATTGCACCGCCTCTGCTTTTAACCCCCGCACAACGCCCACGACCGTCGCTGCGACATGGACTTGCTGTGGACTCCTTTCCCACAGTTGGCGTCACCATTCCGACGCAGCGACGGTCGTAAGAATCAAGAGTTATCCAGTGAACGAACGACTGACCATTGCCATTGCAAACGGCGATACGACGTTTCGCTTAGGCAGCAAAGCTATCCCACTGACAACACTCAAGGATTGGATGGTTGTCAAGGGCTTCGTTCAACAGGACACACAAGAGTTAGACGCGTGGGCCAAGCTTGTCGTTAGTCACTCGCTTGGAGAGATCAGCGCGCATGACTTGGACGAACTAAAGACCTTTCAGCCTTCCAAGGACGGAACCAAGGCCATGACTACCGCAGCCGCAGACACCAAGCTCCCTTCGACCAAAGAAGTGTTCAGCAACGTGCGCGTGAAGCACGCCAGCGAATCGTACAGTAGAACCAAAAGCGTTGCGTGCCACGTGAAGTCCGGCAAGCCGGTGCAGTGGATGGGGCGTGACGTCGAGACGCCTTCGCAACTCGACATCGCCAAGCTCGGGGCGTTCCTCAAGTGGCGCGCCTCGCGTGATCGCCTGGACATCTCTTTGACCGATCATGATCGGCAGCTTGTTGACGAAATGATCAACAAGGATGCGTGGTGTGGCGAAATCGGTGGCCGGCACTTTGCCGAACTGACTGACAATTCGAAGGTGAAGGCGCTATTGTCCGACAGCGGCACTGGCGGACAGCAACTGAATCCTGTGTGGTTCGATGAGGCGGTTGTCACGTACCCGCTCCTGAAGGGCGAACTGTTCCCTTACATCGACCTGGTGGACATGCCGCGCAGTAATACGGCGCAGGCAGCAGGCTTGAACAACGTGTCGGTTACGTGGGGCACGGCCGAAGGCACGGCACTGACGATGATCGATGCGACGGGCCTGGTGCAGAACCTGAACGCGAACGTGAACAACGTCATGGCCGCGATTGAGATCGGCCGCGACTTGCTAGCGGACACGCCGATCAATCTGGGACAAGTGGCCGGAAATCTGATTGGCGAAGCGATGGCGGCATCGCTGGACTACGTGATCGTCAATGGTGACGGCTCGACGCAGCCGCAAGGGCTCGCCAACGCGAGCGGCCTCACGGCGCTAAGCACGGTCAACGGTCCCACCGGGCCGTACACCTGCGGGGACATTGAATCGCTCTTGCTCGGCGGAATCGCCAAACAGTACCGCACTCCGCAATACCGTATTGCGTTCATTTCGAACGACACCACATACCGTCGCGTTCGTGCGATCCCCCAAGGCGAAGCGATGGCAACGCGCCTGTTCGGCATGAATCATGGTTCTTACGAAGTGCTCGATACGCCGTGGCGGATTAACAACTCCATCGCTGATGGAACCGCGTACTGTGCGGCACTCGCGCGATACCGGATGTACCGCCGCCAGGGTCAAGAGACGCGCTTCACGGATCAAGGTCAAACGCTGACTCTGAAAAACACAGTGTTACTGACCGTGCGGTCTCGCTACGCAGGCCGGTTTACGGGTGGCGCTGCTGCCGCTTACTTCACGAACGGGGCTCTCGCCGACAACGGCTAATTGAGTCGGTGCCGCGACAGTCTTAATTCTCTTGTCTTTTCGGAAAGGTGAACTGCTGTGAATGTGGTGGAAATCGAAGTCGCGACGGGCAAAAACGCCAACCTGTTCTTTCGCCCACTGAGCAAGAACATTCGAGGCGAATTCAACGCTCGCGACTTCCGGGACAAAGAGATGGGCGAGTTGCTCGCATCATGGCCTGAGCCAATTCCGGGGCAACGCATCGGCTTGGACCTGGAAACGGGGACAGCCTACGTGGCGGAGCCGTTGCACGAAGACCGGCACGAAGCGTTGCGAAACAAGATCGGCAAGTCTGGATTCGGCATTCCGAAGGCCAAGGAAGCATACCAAGACGTACACGTTGCGACCTGGCTGTACTGGCTGAAAAGCGCCGTGGAATCCGGCCACGCGAAGGTGGTTAAAGGAGCCCTGCCCGAAACCATCGAAGGTGATCCTAAGCTGGACTTCATCACGCGCACGGTGAAAACCAGCAACGAGCAGCTGGCCGACGCCATCAATCGTCAGACTGCCGCACTGGAACGCCAGGCGGGTTTGTTTGAAAGGTTGATCACGGCGCTGGCATCCAAAAAGTAAGGCGTAGCGCATGCAAATCCTCAAGCGACTTGCACGCCGCTGGGCCGATGGCGCAGTGCGTGAAATGCTGGTTCGTAGTGAACGGCAGCTTGCCGAAACGCAATCGGCGCTTGACGCCGAACAGCGGAAGTCTCGCGTCCTCGAATCGGAGCGTGACGAAATGGCTGACGTGATCGTCCGCAATCGTCAGCGCGTGCAGGCAGAAATCGCCCTGGCAACACGAAATCAAGCCGAGCACGAACAGCATGGACGCCATCACTCGGGCGCAGAATAACGCGCACAAATCGCTGGAGCGCTGCCGCAAGGCAGTCGCCGAAGGAAGCCTGGCCGACGCTGTGTCGCCTTCGGCCATGTCACGTGCCACGGCCAGAATCGGCCAGCACCGCGAGCAATACGCGCACTTCCGCGATTGGCCCTACATTGCCATTCGCGCTATCTCCAATCGCCTGGCGGCGCAGCCCATCTATGTCGGCAAACTCAAACCGGCCAAGCGTCGTTCCAAGGCGGTATTGAATTGGCGCTCGAAAGCGTTTCTCGACGCGATTGAGCCGCTTGATTCGCATCCGCTTCTGGATGCGCTCGCTGATCCGAATCCGATTATGACGCGCTGGTCGCTGATCAGCAGCCTCGTTTCCAGTCTGGAACTAACGGGCAAGTCACTGTTGTGGCTTCTGGACGGGAGCTATAGAGGCACGGCTTTTGATTTGTTCCCCTTGCCGGCGCATTGGGCGAAGCCGCTCGACACGCTGAACCAATCATGGGAAATCACGATTGACGGCGGCACGCCATTTCCTGCACCTGGCGGCTCCATCGCCTACTTTAATTTGCCGAATCCGGGTGATCCTTTCGACGCAACATCCCCCTTGCAGACGCAGGCGAAGGCGGTTGACACGGACACTCAACTGCAAACTGCGCAGAGCCGCAGCCTGGAGAACGGGCTGTGGCCTGGCATGGTGATCAAGGTTGGCAACGTGTCGAAAGACGGTGACCGGCTACGATTGAACCAGCAGCAGCGGCAGCAGCTACTGAATGCGGTCAAAGCGCGCTATCGCGGCACTCAGCAATTCGGTGAGCCGTTCATTGTTGATGGCATGGTGGAAGACATCCGGCCGCTCACCACCAATCCAAGCGAGATGGCGTTTCTCGAATCCGGCCAGCAAGTCAAGAGCCGCATTCTTCAGGCGTACGGAGTTAATCCGATCATCCTTGGCGAGATCCAAGGTGCCAATCGTGCGCAAGCTGCGATGGCGGAAGAGTCTCTCTGCACGAATGTGCTCAACCCACTGGCCGAACTGATAAGCCAGGTGTTGTCGAAATGGATGGTGCCGGCCTTTGGTGATAAAGAGCTGGTTGTGTGGATGGAACCGTGCCGCGCGCATGATTCGGAAATCACTCTGAAGGAATGGGAGCTGGGTTCGGCTCGCGGCTTCGTGACACCCAACGAGTACCGCACCAGAGTGCTTGGCTTGCCGGCGATCGCTGGTGGAGACACGCGACTGGTGCCAATGGGTGTTGCGCCCGAGACAACTGACGGTGGGGAACAGTGAGCAAGCGAGCAAAGCAATTCTGGCTGCGGCAACATTCGACGAGTGAGAAGCGATTCGCCGACGCGCTCACCGTATTCTTGAAAGACCAGGCGGAGCGCATCGCCGACGCGTTTTCGCAGTCTCATAGATTTCAGGGCTACGCGTCACGGCTGGGGGAGTTGCTTCACGACTCATTCAACGCCCAGGCAGAGCATCGCCGGTTTATGGGCGTGGCTTCAACCTGGCTGCTGCGCCTGATGGCGCTCGGCGCTCAGATGGAAAACGCCTCGCACAAGGCCACGCGCCTGATCGTCAAAGCGCCTGTTGCTGCGCCCGCTGATGAGCCCCCGGAAGACGATGACAGCATCTTTGCGCCGATCATTCTTGACCCCCACATCGAAGTACCGCCAGCGGCCCTGGCGCGGATCCGCAATGAACTGCTGCAAGTCGAATCGCAGCCCTATTGGAAGCATGTCTCAAAGACGACAGAGGGCCGAATCGCGACAGTGATCACCAATGGCATCGAAGCCGGCCTGTCGCAACGCGAGATCGTTTCCGCGATCCGCGAAAGGCTGAGCGACCAGGCCAAGGATCGCGCGTTACTGATCGCTCGCACGGAGACGACAGGGGCACTGAACGCTGGGCACTATGCCATGCGCCAAGAGCTGATCGATAGCGGGCACATCAAGACAGAGCAATGGCTGGCCGTGTTGGATGGCGACACCCGCGACACTCACGCGGCGCTGGACGGCGCAGAGATCGTGGCTGGCGAAATGTTCAACGTCGGAGGGGAGTCAGCGCCATACCCCGGATGGTACGGCCTCTCCGCGTCGGAACGCGCAAACTGCCGCTGCACCACTGTGGCCGGCGCAACATTCGCAGAGTAGGAGTGAGTTCAAATGCTGAAGTTTCTTGGCAGGAAAATTGAAGCGTCACTGTCGTCAGTGATCCCGTTGAGCATTGCGCGGGGCACACTGAGCGGGGCCACGAACGCTTCGCCGATCGTGCTCACGGCCACCGCGCACGGCCTGACGCCGTTGAACGGCACCATTACGGCCATTACGAAGCCCACGGCCACCACGCCAATACGAGTGACTAGCGCCGCGCATGGCTTGTCCAACGGCGACCGTGTATGCATCTCAGGCGTTGTTGGCATGCCGGTGGTCAACCGCACCTGGACAGTACAGAACGCCACGACCAATACGTTCGAGTTGCGTGGAACGCAGGGCGAGACGTGTGATGCCTACGCCAGCGGCGGATTCTGGTACAAGCCGCAATCAATCTTTGTAGCCGGAGTGACCGGCAACACGGCCGCGAATGGCAACTTCCTGATTGACCTGCCCAGCGTAAATACGATCACGCTGCGCGGCACCACGGGCAACGGCAGCTATGGCGGCTCACCGATCTGGTGGACAGTCCCTCTCGGCGCTGAATTCGCCACGATCCAAGCCCAAGTGGGTGACGTGAACTACCTGCTTGACGGTAGCGATCCCACTACGGGCGATGGCGGCGGTCAGCATCTCAACGTCAACGACTCGCCGCTCCGGATTGAGGCCAGCCTGTTCGGGAACTTCCGTGCCATCAACTACGCAGCTTCACCAGGTGCGAAGCTGATCATCATGTTCTACCGCGAAATCTAGGCCAGTCTGCGAAGCATCGATGGACATCCTCACGGCTCACGAAATGCTGGCCAAGCGGCAGGACCGCTCGGCCCTGGATTGCGACGTGTCGCTCAATTGCCCACTGGGGCCGTGCGATGCCTGGCCGGCCGCAGCAACGGCCGCTGTGGCGTTATCTGGCTGTCTGGAGGATGCCGCGACGGATGCCGACCTGGACGAGGGCCTAGCCCATTTTCAGTACTTGTGGACGGACGGCATCGTCACGCAGGAACAGTGGGATGCCGAAATGATTGCGGTGATCGATGCCGTCATGGAGTGGGGAGAGCAGCAGCCACACCAAGCTTCGCTAGGCAGTCTTTCGAACTGCTTACCGGGGTTTTGACACTATTATGACTTGCTGAAGTGAATGATGCGATTAATAATGTCGCGGCACTCATTTACCGTTGTTACAGTCGATTTCTTAACGGTGCCCACATGGAGCGAGTTCCGCGACCACGAATTAAGTTGGCCATTGTCAG